GAATCATATATGGATCTATATATAGCATCGCTTTCACCATCTAGATTATCTACTACCCATCGTCTTGTATTAGTAAATTCTTTCTTTTTAAGAAATACTAGAAGTTCAGACATCTCAATTGACTTGATATTGAGGATACCAGGATTAATCTCACCACAGGAAGAATATCTTTGGACTTCATTAATAAGTCTACGGAAGTCTGGAAAGAACTTCATTATCAATTGAATTAGAACTTCTCTATCATATTTAATATTTTCCTCATGGAGAATGTACTCCATTCGTTCTAATAGTTTGCTAGCGATTTGTGGTTTATTAGAGGGGGTTATAGAGAAATCTATAACAGAGCATCTACTATGAATTGGTTCTATCAGTTTATTTTTATAATTGCAGGTTAAGATAAATCTACAATTCTCCCAAAACTCTTCAAACACACCTCTAATAGCTTTCTGAGCATCGGTTGTCATGCTATCTGCTTCATCTAGAATAATTACTTTTTTGCCCTTTCCCAAGGATCTAGTAGAAGCAAATGACTTTACTTTATTTCTGATAGTATCGATACCTCTTTCATCAGAGGCATTGATTAGTATGTAGTCGGAATTCAATTCTCTACATAGAGCTCGAGCTACAGTAGTTTTACCTACTCCTGCAGAACCAGAGAGCATTAGATGTGGAATATCCTTACCCTCAATAAAGCCAAGGAAGACTGCTTTATTTGTAGTCTCTAATATACATTCATCGATGGCGCTAGGTCTATATTTTTCAACCCAAAGAAAATCACTCATTTCATCTCCATAATATAATTATAACTTATTTTTCAGTAGCGATCCAATATGTAATATTCTCAGAATCTGGGCCTAATTTAGATTGGAATCTAGCTATACCATCCGCTGAAATAGATAGATTATAATCCCCTGGAATCATTTTAAGATTCTCAGGTTTAAAGTAATACTCATATGCTGGTCCTTGCTCAGTATTTTCAATGACTGTGAGATGGGAATTCTTATTTCCATTCGCTTTATCAATCACACCAAAGGTTGTTGTGATACCATCTGATTTTAGTCTAATATCATTTAATTGAAGTACTGCTGCACTTTTAAGGGTATCAGTAATAAGATCTTTAGTAATATCGAGGGAGACAGCAAAATCCTCCACATCAATGCTACGATCACTAACTGTTAAAATGTTTTTACTAGCAAAGTGGAATCTAACTACGGTACTTTTTCTATCTCCCCAAGAAATGCCAACATAATCTTCAGAGAATTTAAGATCTGGATCTCTATATAGGGATAGGACAGAAAGGAATTCAGATAGATCATATATACCAAATTCTGGTAAATCGTCCTTTGTATCAAACTCTACTAAGATGTTTTTCATAGGTGAAACGGTAGTCATTTTACCTTCACCGGAATAATAGAAATTTGAATTAATTGTTGCGAAGTTTTTTAATACTTCATGTGTTGTGGGTTTAAATTGCATTACTTTCACCTCAAGTGATATAGAATAAATATATTTAATTACATTATATAATAAATTTTCTTAATTGTAAACTTTACTCGTGCCTGTGCCCGTCAGAATTGTGATCATTCTCACTTGGCATAGATAAACAATAGGAAACATCCATTGTATGGAATACACATCTCTTGAATTCGGTATATACTTTAAAGAACGTTATAACCAAAAACATATATATCACCATTCTAGATATTTCCCATTGCATCATTCTACCTTTTAATTTATATTAATTAATCTTCTTTTCTTGTTTTCTGGTACAACTCTTTCAAGATTAATGAATAACATTCCATTTTCCATTGTCACTGATTTTATTTCAATATCATCAGATAACTTAAAATCCTTAGAGAATTTACGATGAGAGATACCCTTATGAAGATATTCGGCATCATCTTTCTTAGTTTCCTTGGATTTAACTGATACTACTGAATCAAAATATTCTACTTCAATATCCTCTTTTGAGAATCCAGCTAAAGCGATTTCAATGGAGTAATTGTCTTCACCCTTTGATACAATATTGTATGGCGGATATTTTGCAGTATTTGTGTTAGAAATAGTTTCTAATTGATTTAATGCACGATCCATACCAACAGAGAATTGTGAATATGGGAATGGTAATAATTCATTTAACATAGTAAGCTCCTTATAATAAGCAAGTTTTTAATAGAACTAATAGTTCCTAATTTTGTCCACATGAGAACGACGTTCCCCAGACGGTTTGTTGTGATCCCTCTTTGGCAATCACATTATTATTTATAACACTTTTCTCACCTCTTATAGAAAAAGTAATAATTAAATATAATATTAATAAGACCGGAAATAAAGAAAATAATAAGTATTTCATATTAAGGATTAGGGTTGACTGTAAATCCAGAAGAGATATTAGATTCTCCTGTATTCTCAGCTACATTAGTGCTAGCATCGAACTTGGTATATAACTCTTTGAATGTATTCTTAGTATCCTCATCAAAGCGAGCAATAGCTAGGTCAATACTCTTCATACGATCTTCAAAGATAGCATATGTTTGAACTATATGACCTAGACGTCTTGTTGAAACCACCTCATCAACACCATCATCATAAAAGGTTTTACGAATACCGTCTGCCCATGAGACTAAAAGTTTAGCAAACTCTTCATCGACCTTACCAAAGGCCTTCATATGATTAATTATAATTTTTTCCTCTGTCACAAGAGAAGCAAAAGGTTGTTCAATTGTAATAGTGAATCTTTCTAGGAATGCCTCATCAATGATAGTAGCAGCACTAAATTTACCAGACTCTGAACCTTGTCCTTTTGTATTTGCGGTGGCAATAACATTGAATCCCTCTTTAGGTTCAATAAGTTCACCAGTTTTTTTAATGAGAATAGGTTTACCCTCCAAAACCCCTTGAAGACACATAATCTTATTGGATCCACGATCAATCTCATCAATCAAGAGAATAGCACCAAGTTCCATTGCCTTGACAATTGGTCCTTTTTCAAAAACTGTTTCACCATCGACCAGACGAAATCCACCAATCAAATCATCTTGATCTGTTTCAGGCGAAATCTGAACACGAATGAATTCACGTTTAGCGTTGGCTGCCGCTTGTTCAACCATCATAGTTTTACCATTACCGCTTAATCCTGTAATGAAGATTGGGTAAAAGAATCTTGATTTGACGATCTTAAGTACGTCTTTATAAGCCCCCCATTTAACAAAGTCCCCATCAATTTGAGGTATATAAGAAGCTTTAAATTCATCGACTAGAACTGTTTTTCTCACCTCACGAGCTAGAGTAGGTGCAGATTCTAGAGGTTTATCGTAGTTCTTTGATATTGGAACTATTACACCTGTTATATCATATAGACCTCTATCTATTCTAGATAACTTAGAGACTGTAGGACCCATCGATTTATGTCCTGTTGCGATGGCTGCAGCATCTAATTCCCCAATGGTATATTGGGTCTTATTTGGGTCTTGACTTTGAAGATGATCGACAATTTTTTCAATTTTATTCATAATATAGGTTCCTCTTAATGCTATCAGTGCTGTCAATATTTAATTTACACTACCATTGTATCAAATACTAACTCAATTGTAAACATTTTTTTCAACTTTTTTCAAAAATTATTGAATTCCTGTCCATTGAATAGCCTTAGGCATATTAGTTAGTGCGTTTCCGCGGGAGTAGTTACGGGCTGGAGCAGACCAAGATGCTGATTTAAGAAGGTCTCCATATTCGAACATCTTATCCTTTTTTGAGACTACGATAAATCCAATTGCTGATCCATCATGAATAAGTTTAACGTAGTTCCTTCCAACTTTAAAGGTACTTTTTACTTTATATTCGTCATACCAATGAGCCCATACCTTATTTTCATTGTGCTTATATTGTGCAATTTCCTGGGCTCTTTGTGCCCAAGTAGCATAATCCGAAGCCATTTTATTAAGAACATCTTCAATAATTTCTCTATTAACTTCTTGTTCTTTCATAATATATCCTCAATTAATTTAATTTACAGTTCATTATACCGTAGTATAGAGGTCTTGTAAACATTTATTTTGAATATTTTTCAATTATTTTTCTAGCTTTCGTTGCGCATTCCCATCCTATAACGTTAACCCATCTATCAGCATCTAGGTCTTTATAGTGCTCAAAGAAATGTCTTATCTGAGAAAGAGTTCGACGAGGTACATCTTCTATATCATTCCACGATAGATACATATTATCAGTAGGGACTGCTAAGATTTTATTATCTTCACCGTCTTCGTCGTGCATTCTTAATACCCCCATTGGTCTACATCTAGCTATGGCTCCGGATATAAGTGGGTATGGGGATATAACCAATACATCAATTGGATCACCGTCTGGGGCTAAGGTGTCGGGTATAAATCCATAATTTGTGGGATAATACATAGCTACATCTAGGAATCTATCTAAATATAGTTGCCCTGTGATGTCATCAACTTCATATTTTACTGGATCAGACGCCATAGGGATTTCAATAGTCACTTCAATAATTCTTTCCATTATCAACCTTGAGCACTATCTGAGTGTTTTGCTGTGACGATTTCGTTACCTTCCTTATCGATTTCAACATTAATTATACCAAGATCTTCTAGATTATCTAGACAATAATTAACTCCAAATTCCATACCTTCTTTGGCCCCAGCATTATATGAAAATCGTACTGCTAGTGCTATTATTATGGTGTATGCAATATACTCGATTGCTATATATTCTATCACTAAATTCTCCTGCTAAAGTTACCGGTTTTATTAAAGGTTATAATATCATCAAATCTCTCAGCCATATGATTTTTATGCGATATGACAAAGACATTTTCATTCTCTAGTGTATATAGGATCTTCATAAATTCTTCTGTTCCATTATCATCAAGGGAACTATCAAAGATCTCGTCTATTATAAGAAGGTTGGTGCTAGCACTATTTTTCATCGAAGCTATCAATCGCCAAGTGAATAGTAGTGCTAAATCAATTCTCTGTTTCTCCCCCTCAGAGAAATTGGCATAACTAAATTGATCTACGTATCTGGAATATATTGTTTCATTAAATTCTTCATCTAATTCAAATCTGGCATGGAATTCCATACTAGATAGATAAGAATTGATAGTCTTATTTATTAAAGGAATATACTTCTTAATGATAGAGGATTTAACCCCCTCATCAGACAATATATTTTTCATTATTCCCAAGTACTCTTTCTCTACTATACTATCATTTAATTTAGTTATTAATACCCCCAATGTATTTTCTTTTTTCTTTATATCTTCTCTTAACTCAGTAACTAGATCTTCTTCATTCTTATCCTCCGTAATATCTTTCTCAATCTCCTCATTCACATCACTCAATGATTTGATCATAGTCTCATTGCTTTTAATGAGTGATTCATTATTTAATATATCAAGTTCAATTGCTATTATATTATCAATAATCTTTTGGGAAGTTTCTAAATCACCTCTTAATCTTTGGAGTCCATCTTCAAGATCAGATGCCAATTTATCTTTATCGGATAGTACTAAATCTTTAAAATCCCCATCAATATCCTGCTCACATTCTGGGCAAGATTCATTTTCATTATAAAATGATATAGATCTTCTAAGGATTCTTAATTTATTTTCCAATTGACCTTCAAGAACCGATAACTTCTTATTTGATTTCTGTGCCAGGAGAACATCACCAATAGAGTTACGTAGGTCATCATTAATAGTTCTTAATCTTCTTACATTATAGGTAAGATCCTCTATTTTTCTCTGATTCTCATTTAATCTATTCTCATTTTTCTCTAGAGATCCTTCATTTCTTAGAATGAGGGATTTAAGATTAATCTTATTCATTTTAATCTTTTCCTCTAGGAGATCAACACCGCGGGAGAATTCTTTATACCTCTCAGTAATATCTCTAAATTCATTTTTCACTAAGAGATTCATTGAACCAAAAATCTTAATATCTAGTAATTCCTCAACTAATTCTCTTCTATGAGATGTTGACAACTTCATGAAAGGTATATAGGAAGAAGATCCTAGTACCACAACCTGCGTGAAGGTTTGATAATTCATGTGCAATATATTTCTTTCAAGGTACTTTTGATAATCTCTTATCTTAGCATCTTGATTGATCAATTCGTCATTACAATATATTTCAAAGATATTTGGTTTGATACCTCTAATGATCTTATAATTCTGAGCACCAGAGGTAAAGTGTACTTCAATTACACAATCTTTCTTATTTACAGAATTAATTAAATTATTTTTCCTTATAGATCTAAATGGTTTACCATATAATCCAAAGGTGATGGCATCAATCATAGTACTTTTACCGTGACCATTTTTACCGAGGATCATGGTCTTATTATTTTTATCTAATTCTATAGTTTGGAAATTATTACCTGTACTCAATAAATTTTTCCATTTCAATGTCTTAAACCTAATCATATTAAATCCATAGCTTCCGTATATAAATTATTCATTTTACTAGATAGAGTATCATTATCAATTCCATCCACTTCAAGACCTCTTATATAATCAGAGATCAAGGATTGGGTATCATCTATTTTATCTATATTGACAGTACTATAATCGACTTCACTTGTTTCGATAATCTTAAGGTCTACTAATGATATATCGTTATGAAGACGTGATAGGAATCTATCAAACTTATAGAGATCATTCTTCTCCTTTATGATTAATTTAACTATCTTCCTATCATATGGTTCTACTGGGAATTCGTCATAATTAACATCACTATCATCATAATATATTTTTTCTAAAATGGTATATGGATTTCTTATGAATTCCATTTCTAATGTTTCAGTATCAAATACATGGAATCCTTTATCTTCTCCATAGTCGTTCCAATTAATTTGATAAGGAGTTCCTAAATAGAATATAGTCCCATTATCAGATTTTTTATGGAAATGACCAGAGTATACACTATCAAACTTATCAAATAGGCGAGAGTCTAATCCCTCTTTGGCTTTCATATTACTATTTAAGTGGAAACCATTAATCTCTAAATGACCGAACGCTATGGAGGTATTACTCTTCTTGATTGCCGACAATGATGAGTCGTGATTCTCAGGATTAATCCATGGAATGAATAACATGGGTAGTCCACCTATATTAACGGAGGTTATCTCTCTATATGATGTTATATTGGGATATAGGTCAGTTAAGAGATCTATGCTATTAACTCTATTAGTATTCTTAAAGTAAGTGCAATGATTACCTACTATACAATGAAGTTCAATATTCTCGGCCTTTAATTTAGAGAACCACATTTTCTTAGTCTCTGATAATATATTATAATTGATATATTTCCTATGATCAAATGTATCACCTAAATCAATAACTCTCGTGATATTATTTTCTTTTAAATAGGGAAAGAATATATTATCATAAAATGATTTAAAATACTCAGAGAAGACTAGACTATCATTTCTAGCCCCAAAGTGTTGATCAGTTACACAAGCTATTTTCATTTAAAATAATCCTTAAGAATAATGTCCATATATTCTTGTATCTCAGAGTTAGAATCAGATAGATCAATATCAAATAATTGGGATATATCTGATCTATGAACTATACCTTTTTTAACATCTCTTTGTTTATTTTCTTTTTGTATACGACGAATGAAGGCATAATAAATTATTTGTGTAAAATAAGAGAATGGGTTCTTTGATTTCTCTGGATTAAAGTTATGAGCATATGCTACACAATTTTCTATACCATCTAGGATCATTTCATCTTTGTAGGTATAATTCCTAAAATTAGGTTTAGTAGCTAGATTTTCAGCAATTTTAATAAAACCTAATGCTGCTTTATCAGAGACAGTAGGCTTATCTCCTATTTTATTATTTTCAAGATAGGTATCATATTCTTTTCTATATTGAGTCATTTCTACTAGAAATTCTTCATTATTAACATAGTGATCATTTTTCTTTTTTGGCATTATATTTTTCCTCTAAAAAGTTACAACATTATTAAGACAGGTTACGTCAATAAAAAAATTATTTTTCCTGTTAGCCTAGTCCCTGTTTATTCAGGAATCTTAAGTGGACTCGACTGCACATTCGTATTATGTAGAATCGTTTAGTGAACGAAGTGAACGTTCTAATGCCCCGACTCGATTTCTTTATCATATCTTGCTTGTACTAGCTCAATGAATGGATGCATTAGAACAGAGGTTCCAATGGTAGCCGTTGCAATCCGATAGCTTTTGACTCAGACGATTGTTATTAGTTCTTGTACTTTTTATATTATAATATATTAACTTACAATTGTAAACTATAAATTAATTGTTCTCACATTGACAGGAAATTCGGCTTCATTGTAGATCTCATATCTAGCATAGAAATGATCAAGAGTATAATTCTTTTTCTTCCCTTTCTTGATATCATCTGATATGTCATATATAGTGCACTTATCCTTTGAATCGTGTAATCTAAGACCTCTACCAATACTTTGTAGTACACGTACCTGAGATTTTGTTGGGAATGCGAATATGATATTATGAAGATTCTTTATATTAATCCCAGTACTATATGTTTGATATGATGCTACTATTATAATATCATCTTCATCTTCAGCTATAGCTCTGGTTTCTTCTCTTTCATCTGCTTTAACCTTACCTGACACATATCTAACTTTCTTTTCAGTTAACTCTTTTATTTGATCGCATAGAGGAATACCATGTTTATCCACATATTGGAATAACACTAGTGTGTTACCGTTCAATGAAGTAGCTAGACGGGATATAAATTGATTCCTATTTTTATTCAATACTAAATAATCACATTCCTCTTGATAGGTTTTAATTCGGCGAGCTATCTTTTTATCCTCTACTGTATGGTTTAATATAAGAGCTTCTACAGCCAATTTAGATATAGTACCAGCATCAATTAATTCTTTAGTCGTGACAACCTTCTTAGGTACATCAAATAGACCAGATAGGACTAATTTATTTGATTCTGTTCCATCAAGAGTTCCAGTCAAACCGAATCTATATGGACAAAGAGGTAATTTTTCCATAATTGATTTAAGTGATGTTGCCTTTGCAAGGTGAGCTTCATCTACTATAATAGTACCAAATTGATCATAGTATGGTCTCTTTTCTTTATATACTGATTGCCAGGTTGAAATGTATATACGTTCCTCAGAATTCTTATCCTTACCCCCTGTTATCATGTGACAGTTCTTCTCGACATCGAGACCGTAATCCGCAAAGTCTTTATACATTTGTGATACTAATGATACTGTAGGTACTAGGAGTAATATCTTTTTATCCTGTTTAAGAAGATAATATCTAATTAGAATGTATATTATTAAGGATTTACCAGAAGCTGTAGGAGATATGAGAAGAGCTCTATTATGTTTAATGCTATGGTATACTGATGAGACCTGATAATCTCTGAGCTCTAGAGGTATATTAAGATATTTGATGAATTCCTCCAAATCCCCTTTATCTATATCATTTGATTCGTCGAATAATGAGAATGTGTAACCTCTAGTTTCAGCGAATCTGGCTACTTCATATTTTAGACCGTAGTATATTAGGTTTGTTTTAAGATTAAATAATCTTATTTTACCGTCCCATGCTCTGGTTTTATATGCTGGCATGAATTTAGCGCCAGGGATTTCAAAGGTGAAATGATCTGATAATTCTTGTGCTATACCTCTATCACAGAGCACGTGAACAAATACATCATTCTTCTTTGTTATTGTTATATTTGATTTGTTGTTTGTTATATAATCCATAATTGCGCTAAGATCCTGCTTGGAATTTTTCCCATTCAATGATATTTCTGATATGAAATGATCTGGAGCTTATTTCTTTTAATTTTCTCTCTAGATCCTTTTCCTGTATTTCTAATCCGACGAGACTTTTCTTGAGATCTATCATATCTAGGTCACCAGAGATGTACATATTCACATCGCTTTTTAATATCTTTTCTGGTAGGGGATTATCTAAGTAAACTTCAGCTGGGGCTTTACCTAAATAGTATTTGTATTTTTCTAAGTAAAGAACATCATATTCCATGCTCTTCCATTTTAATTTAGCAAGGATCTCATTATATTGATTGAGATATTTTGAATAAATTAAAGGTGTCTCTGCAGACTCTATAGTCAGTTTGGTGATGTCGATTTTGTCAAGATCCATAATATATTCATCTCATTATTACTTTTAATTAATCATATTATATAACAAATTCTCATAATTGTAAACCCTAAGCTCTGACGAAATCAAAGGAGGTGTATTCAAAGGTTACAGTTGCTGTTGGGTATGTGATACCGCTCTCAGTTGAAGTTAATTCTAAGGCAGATAGATCCGTTGGGAATGAATCCTTAAATGTATAAGTGCCAGTCAATTTGTGCGAGGAATTGTGTATTAATATCTTAGAATCTGATATAGAATGCTTAAGATCTTTATATTCGGTGTCCTTAAGATTAATGAGGTAGGAAGCTATTTCTTGGTAATTCTTTAGTTCCTCATCTACTAGAAATGTTAACTCTAGGGGTGAGAATGTTAATTTATCCCCTGGGTGCTTTATATCAGAGTACCTTGATACCTGAGTCGTAGCACTTGACGTTATAGATGGGATTGAGACTGAGGTGCAGGCAAACTCAACTTCAGGGAAAGATTTATTAACAAACTTAAAATGTGAATTATTATATGGATTCATAGTATTAACCTATTATGATATAATACTATTTATAATAGAAATAAAAAAAGGGAGTCCGAAGACTCCCTCTCTTATAGTACTGTTAGTGCTAAGATTAGATAGCAGTAACTTTAGTACGACGGTAGTAAACGTTGTTACCTGCACCAGCTGTAACGAATGGATTATCAACCATGCCGTAACGAGTTTTGAATGCGATTTTAGGTTGGAACGTTTGCTCACCAACTGCTTTAACCATTTGTAATGGTACGTATGGGCAGTAGAAGATACCAGCGTCATATTGAGATGCGCCTTTGTAACCAACTACGAAGTAGTCACTACCAGTTGCGTATGGATCAACATAAACTTTGATAGAACCGTTTAAAGTTCCAACGAAAGTGTTACCGCTTGCATCAACTGAACCAGAGATGTTACCAGAAACACCGCCGAAGTCTAAGTTACCGACCATAGCTAATGCAGAAGCGATGTTGCTAGAACAGATTAAGATGTTACCTTTACCGCGACGAGTTGCGATAGCGATTTGGTTAGCTTCTTTTTCGATCCAGAACATTAAGCCTTTGTACTTCTCAACAGACCAACGACCATCAAGATCAGCAGCAACGAGTGTACCAGGAGTAGCTGCATCTTGTGAACCTGCTACAGCGTTGATGTAGATAGTACGAACCATTTCACGGTTAATTTCGCCTAAGATTTCTTGACTTAGGATGTTAGCTAATTCGCCTTCAGCGTCTAGACCATGAACAGCTTTAAGATCTTGAGCTAATTCCATAGTGTACTCAGCTTTCAATGCACGAGTTTTAGCAGTTACGCTAGCGCGCTCGATTGAGAAAGCCATTTCTGGGAAGTAGTTATTACTTGCATCGCCAAGAGCTTCGCCTTGTGCAGTAGACATACCTTCGCCACTTGTGTATGTACCACCGTCATTTAGTACGCTTGGATCAGTATTAGCTTGCAAGGTGTTACCAAGTTGAGTACCAGCACCAGAGAAATCAGAATCAGCTTCATTGAATAGAGCTTCTGTTCCAGCTTGTGAAGTGTATTTTGACTTCATAGCGAAGATAAGACCAGTAGGACCAGTCATTGGTTGTACGCCAGCGATGTCATAAGCGATTAAGCTAGGCATTGCACGACGAACTAAACTAATTAAGACTGGATCCCAATTTGCAACAGAAGAGCCAGTTGCGTTAGCAGGTGCTGCTTCTTGAAGGTTGTTTTGCTCACGAAAAGCTTTTTCTTGGTTTTCTAGAACTACTGTAGTAACAGATTTCTTATAGCTATCAGTGATCTCAGGAAGATCAGCATGCTCAAGAACTGGCTGCCATTTTTCGTTCAATTGTTCTGTTTGGAACATTGTGTTTTCTCCTTATGGATTATTATTTATTTTTTGAAATTGCTGCCATATAAGCAGCCATATTATTACTCACTTCGGGAGTAACATTTGAAGGAATAGATTCTTCAATGTTAGCTACCTTTTCATCTTTGGGGAAATATTTTTCCTTAATGATGGAGAGTTTCTTTTCATATAATTCACTTGATTCAAAATCTACATTTTCAGCAAGTTCTTTAAATTTCTCTGTCTCTGTAACTGCCAGATCTTCAGATAAACCTAAAAGAATTCGGTCTTTCTTTGCTTCGTTAACTTGACCAATTAAAGCAACTTTCTCTTTCTCAACTTCGTTGATCTGATCAGTTAATGCTTCGATTTCATCAAATTGACTTTCAACAATAGAAAGTTTTTCCTCTGGGATGTCGATAAAATTCTCTACGAATAAATCTCTCATACCAGTTAAAAATTGTTCTGATAACTCTGAGCGAATACCATGCTCAATAGCAATCTCATTATCTGATGCCCATTCTTCAACAACATATGTTAAATATTGGTCAACTTTAGCTGTTAGTGATTCTTCAATTTCTTGAGTAGCTTCATCTAATTTAGCTTGATATTGCTCATCTAATAAAGTTTTTTCTGATGCTAATTTAGCACCAATTGCGGCTTCAAAGATTGTGGTAGCTTTAAGTTTAAAATCGTCAGAGAAATCTTCCCCTTCCAGAAGTGCGTCTACATCAGCTGACATATCTACTTTATCTTCCTTTACAGTTTTCTTTTCTTCAACTTCAGAATCATCTTCATCTTCTTCCTCTTCTTCTTCCTCTTCGTCAGAATCATCGGCTTTGATTTCAATGTCATCTTCTTCTTTAACTTTTTTCTTTTCAGAAACTAGCTCTTCCACAATTTCTTCAGCAGCTGTAATGACTTCTTCTTCAGTTATTTCTAACTCAAGATCATCAGTTTTAGCTTGATCCATTGTTTTCTCCTAATGTAAACATATAATATGTATAATTATTTATAAATTTTTACAATTACGTTAATTATAGATTATTTATAAAATTACGAAACACTTCTATCTTCTTTTCTTCAAGATGTCTAGAAGGTGTTTTATTAATAGAATTCCGAATACTCTGATATCCAAGGACATCATCGTAGACCCATTCAGCATTTTCCATTATTCCTTCAACGAATGCAGAAGGAGCCGATGGATCGGCTACAATATCTATAGTACTTAACTTGAAGTCACTTCCAACCACAGATGCACCACCTTTCTTAGTTAGTGATCCTAATCCTCGAGATGATACCCCAAGTTTAACACCACCTTCAAGTAAACCCCTAACAATATTACCCATTGGTGTATCTAAGATCTTAGCCTTACCAATATAATCATTACCATTCTCTTCAAGAGATGTGATAAGATGAGATGCTCTCTCTGGGTTTATTGTTGGGTTAGGTGGATGATTTAATTCCCCGATAGCTCTTTTATTCTTAATTTCTTCATTCACAAAACGATTTACTTCCTTAGACATTACGTCCTTAGGATAGATACGACCATTTCTATTTTTAACTGTGCTTTGCATGAAAACACCTTCAATATAAAGGTCTTTTCCCTTAGCTTCTCTCAGTATATTTAAATCATGATCTAATAGTTCTGTTATGAGTTTCATTTCTCTTCCCGATTTTTATATAAATTAGAACCAACCTCTTTCTTAATCTGCTCCAACTTATCAATGACTTTAGCAGACATAATATCTTTAAAGGTACTCTTTGCTGCGATTAAGTTATCTGATTTTATATTTTTTACTAATTCCACATTATTCTCCATTACATTTCATCCTCATCTGCATATTGAGGATCATTTTCTTCTTGTTTAATTTCATCATTTATAGATTTTACCTCTTCATCACTTTGACGAAGTATATTTCTCCTTACATATTCATTGGAAAAGAATTTACCAATATAAGGCTCTAAAGTCTCAAGGGTCTGTACTCTTTCTTTTATAATCTCTGCATCTTTTAATTCTGCATAATAGTTATCTTCCTGAAAGCGATACGTGATATTTTCTTTTAATTTATCCCATTCAACCTCAGTAATAACACCCTTAAGTAGGAGCTGTGTTCTTAGAAGATCATCAAATATTCCAGTAAACTTTCTTCTCACTTTTGCAATAAATTTAGAGAATTTAACCTCATCTCTAGTTACCTCTGAGCCAGAACCAAAAGTATATGTACTTTCTGAGTCTAGTCTCGATACTGGTACATTAAGAGATTTAAATAATTTCTTTTGGAAGTATATAAGATCATCAATATCAGCTAAATTACTACCACCAGGTAAGGTAGTGATCTCTGTACCTTTACCACCATCACGGCGAGGTAACCAAAAATCTTCCATCATACTCATCTCATCAGATGAATTAGTAAGTGTACCCGAAGATGCATCATAGACCATTTTATTGCGATAACGATCCATTATATCTTTAAGATGTTGTTCTGCCTTAGCTTTGGGCATATTACCAACATCTATATAGAATATTCTACGCTCTGGTGCGCGGGCTAATCTATATATAACCTGTGCATTTTCAGTCATTTTTAACTGATTAGCAGGACGTATAGCCTTATGTAGATGACTTAGAACCATACCGGTGGTTCTATCTATAACACCGCTTGTTTCATATGCAATACTATCATTTGAGATCTTTAATTCATTTTGACCATCATTATATTCATAGTATTCTATGATGTCCTTAACCATCTCTACACGAGATACTGGATCAAGTTCCTTGACTATTTCCCGGACTTTCTTTATCTCTGTTGGGTTAATAGGTCTTAATTCAAGAAGACCTTTCTTAGATGCACTTGCATCTATTATTTTATGATAGTATATACGTCCATCAATATACCA